AGTCCCCTCTCCATAAATGAGAGCCATTCCAAGTTCTGTTCGATCGGCATCGGGGTAGATCTCATCAACCATTTCCTTAATGTATTCAAAAAACGAACACTGGTAGTCAGTAAGTTCCTTATTTTCACCCCAACGCTGATAGTCGAGCCACGTTCTAAATTCACCTGGTTCGACCATGAGGTAGTGTCCGAATAGATATCCGGGATTGAGTTCTTCCTCCGTTGGACGAGACCAGGTCGTTGTGGGTCTGGTTCGTCCAAGGTGATATTTTGCCCATATTTGGCATATGAGAAGTGCCCAAAGTCGTTTGAACTCATCATTCATTACTAGGATTTAGTCTCATGAAATCTTTAACATATTCCACGTAACCAAACTTGGCGATCCTCTTCATGTGGGACATCACCCACGCCATGGAACTTCCCGAATGTAGATCAAGCAAGTTCATGTGACTTAAAAGTGGTTTGGCTTCTGGTGAATACTGAAACCCAGTATTGTCACCATGTGCATTTAGAGCATCCCACGCATTCGCCTTGAACATCGCTTGATAGACGTCTAACAAAAGCGTTCGTGAATACTTATCTGTGATGTGGTCGAAACTCATATCTGATTGGTCAACGAGTTAAATCTTTAATACTCTTAGATGACTACCGACATCATTGCCGCGATACTAATTATAGGGTTTATGGTTTCCTGTATACGCTTCATATACATGGTAGTTGTCGACACGTGTATAGATAATCAAGTGTCGCCCTCGATGTCAACCCTTGGATAGGAATAACTACGAGACAATTTGAATTTTTCATATAGAAGTTCGTATATATTTCCAGTCGGGACCTCGTCGTATTCGATGGAAATAAATTCTGTATCAACTGGACTATTTTCATTATTCCTTGCGTTTTCATCTAACCAAATGTTGAATTTACACGAAACTCTGTATTTATAAATTGGTTCTCCAATAGTTCCTTCGGGAGAATCTGGAGTCACATCGGAAACGCCGGTTTTGATTTTGGTCATGGTGACAGAATTCGTTGCAATTGAAGCCCAAGTAGCATCAACGATCATGCCATAATTTCTAATATTAACTTTACGATTAACAGTAATACCCATAGTTACTATTTGTAAATATAATCATTATGCGAGAATTTATTCAGTTCCCGTCAAATGAGTATATTAGTTAGTTAGAAACTTAGTTGGAGAACGCGAGACCGCCCATACCGCTCTGGATGCGGAGCACGTTGTAGTTCACGGCGAACATGTGCATGCTGGTGGTGCGAACGGTGTCGGTCTTCTGCGCAACAGCGACCTGTGCGTTGTCGATGCGCGAGAAGTTGCAGGTACCCGTGGGCTGGTGCTCCTCGGGCTTGAGCGCGAAGGAGTACGAGTAGATACCCGGGTAGGGGTTACCGCTGTGGTGGTTGAAGGGCTGCACCTGGTTGAAGTACTTACCGGACTGCTCCTTGAACCGGTCCTGACCGTTGAGGATCAGCTTGAAGGTCGCGAGAGGACCAACACCTTTGTCACTGAAGGCACCGTCCTCGCCGAGCCACACATTGCTACTAACGACCATCATCGGACTACCGACAGTGCTGAGCGACGCGCTGTAAACGTTGTCACCCGAAGGTGCGGTATTGAGCACGTAAGTGGTAGTCAGGTTAGCCGTCTCTGTACTGGTGGTATCCCACATGTCGTTGTAGGTGGAGGCGGTACCAGTGTTGGAGAAGCACCAGACAAGCTCCTTGACGGGGTGGTTGTAGGACAGACGAATCTGCTTGGGTGCAGTTGGGTTGTTAACAGACACAGTGTCCACACCAGTGTGCTGCACCTGCTCGATCAGGTACTCGTGACCCTTCTGGGCGAACCGGCGGCGCTCCTCGGTATCAAGGTACACGTAGTTACCCCACACCTTGACGGCGTTGGTCGAGAAGTAACTCGCATACGTCGAGCTCAGGGTAATATCGAGGCGGACCTCGTGGTACTGAAGGGCAATCAGGGGCAGGTAGAGACCCGGGTTGCGGTTGAAGAAGAAGATGAGGGGCAGGAACACCTTGCCATCCGAAGATGCGCTGGAAGAGGTCATCTTACCGTACTGGAGCTTCTTGGCCTCGTCGAGGTAAAGCTCCGAGTACAGGCGCCACCACTTCTGGTAGTGCTTGTCGATGCGCTGGCCACCGATGGTCAGCTCGATATCGGCCACGGCACGCTCGGCCACCCACTCGAGAGAAGCGGAGTTGTTAGTGGAAGTAGTTACCGTTGCGGAGGGGGTCAGCTCCAGATACATGTCACCGATGAGATCACCGTTGCGGGCAACCGTCACCGACAGACGCGCGCCTCCCCCCGCCGTACCGTTCACGACCTGCTCGATGTTCTCCATCGCGAAGTTGGTGTGACGCTTGTACACCGCCTGAAAGAAGGTCACCTTAGGGCTTCCAGTCAAGTACACGTCCTGTGCTCCGTACGCCACTAGCTGCATAAGTCCACCTGCCATAATTCACTTTAGTAATAATAGGTAAGAAAATTTTTTTAACCGCCTGATGCACGCGCTCCTTTAGGAAATAAAAAATATGGTTAATCAAAAATGAGCGACAGCGAGAGAGAGGAATCCGAGGTGTCCGACACCGAAATCCCAGATTTTTCACAGTTTGTGGATGAGACAGAGGATGTCGACCTGGGTGCCATTTTGGTGAACGCCCTGGAGACCATCGAAGGGGACACCGTGTGTAGCGCCTTGGTGGGAATCCGCGATCAGATCGCCATCCACAATAAGATCATGGTGAAAATTCTCAAGTCGCTTGGGGATTTAAAAAAATGAGTCCTAATTTATATAGTTAAGATGACCGACACAAGGGAGACCGTTCTTCGAATGGTCAATCACGTTCAGGACAAAAAGATCGAAGATCTTGCGGCTCACATCACAGATATCAAACAAGGTCTTGATGACCTTAGAGGTGGTGATCTGAGAAGTCTTACAAAATACATTTTTAGTATAGAAGTCAATGACAATGGATTTCTGGATGACGTCGGTAACGACTTTCACAAAAAGGTTCTTGGCACCTACACTCAACATATGATTGGTATGAGTGCTGTAGAGTCGCGGTTTCATACAGACGCCAAGGACATGGCGGACGAAGCCAGCATGGATATCCGAATCATCAGGAACACAATTGACAAGGTATACAAGTATGTGTGTCAGTTACATGCACTTCAGGAAACGCTGATGCAGCCCATGCTTGCTGATGGAGAGACGAGCAGAACGATAGAAAATTCGGAAGATCTGAATCCTTATCAGGTGATAATCCTAAACATCCTGGATGAACTGGAACGACAGAAACTTCGAAAGTCCAAGGACATGATCTGCGAAGAGGTCATCACGGAAAAGGGGTATCGTACTATGGCGTGGAAACCGATCTGCACGATCAAGGAAAAGATCCATCACCTGAGTGAAAAGAATTCTTCGCCTGAGCGCTGGAAACTCATCACCAAGAAAGCCACAATGCCCAAGGATGTGGCGATTCACCTTGAGGAATGCAATGATGTTCAGTTGCCCGAGTTGAAGAAGAATCGCCACGCCTGGTCGTTTCGAAATGGCGTGTTCGTCGGTGACCTCGAGGGGAACCGGTTTTATTACTATGGCACGAACGAGTTCTCTAAACTTGACAGGCACATGGTGACCTCAAAGTACTTTGATCAAGACTTTGATGATAACACGAACGCCGAGAGTTGGAAAGAGATCTCGACACCTTTTTTGGATTCGATCATGGACTATCAGGGCTGGAACGAGGACGTGAAGCGATGGATGTACATCATGCTTGGTCGCCTGACCTTTACCCTGAACGAAGCAGATACCTGGCAGGTCATCCCGTTTTGCAAGGGTATCGCCCAAAGTGGCAAGTCAACTCTGCTGAATTACGTCACCAAGTTGTTCTACGAGCCTTCTGACATCTCTGTGATGGCCAACAACATCGAGGAAAAGTTTGGTCTTTCTTCTATCTATCAGGCTAATCTTTTCATTGGACCTGAGATCAAACATGATTTCAGGATCGACCAGGCTGAGTTTCAGAGTTTGGTATCGGGCGAAGAGATTCAGATTGCCAGAAAGAACAAGAATGCCGTGACCATTCAATGGGATGTCCCTGGAATTTTGGCAGGTAACGAGACACCGGGTTTCTCGGACAACAGTGGATCCATCCTTCGTCGTCTTCTTCTGTTCAAGTTCGGTAGGCAGGTGTCTGATGGAGATGCCAGACTTGGTGATAAGTTGGCTTGTGAGATTGGTTCGGTCCTACAGAAGTGTATCTGGGCTTACACCGAAGCCGTAAGGGATTACGGCGACAAACTAATTTGGAAAGTGGTGCCCAAGCAGTTTATGGAATGGCGCGAGGAGATTGAGGGTCAGCTGCACACGTTGGTCGGTTTC